GGCAGTACTCCCGGGCAGTTCGAATTGCACGTAGCCGTGCATCAGTCGGCTGCCGGCCTTGAATCGGGTGCCGGTGACGTCTGTGGCCCGGATCCGTGCCGGCGCCGGCTTGGGTCCGATCGGCGTCTTCGTGATGGTGATCCATTCCCCGTCGAAGCTGATCGTGCCGAGCACGCCTTTGACTTCCATGTCCGCCCCTTGAATCGCGAGGAGTTGAGGGTATGGCAGCACGCTTCAAGATGAAGCGGACGGGCGTCGGCCAGATGCTGCGCATGCCGGGCATGCAGGCGGAGATGCTGCGCCGCGCCGAGGTCATCAAGGGCATCGCCGAGGCGACATCCCCGGTGGACGAGCGCAGCCTGGAGGCCGGCCACTACAAGGCATCTTGGTCGACGGACAGCACGAACCGTGGGGGCCGGCGGCGGGATCGCGCTGTGGCCTACGTCCGCAATTCGGCTTCATATGCGCGCTTCGTCGAGTACGGCACTGAGCGCGTGCCCGCTCACCACGTGCTGCTTCGGGCAGCGCAGATGGGTGGGCGGAACTGATGTGGCCCGATGTCGAGGTCGAGCTCGTCGCCTGGTTGACGGAAGCCCTGGGGGGCGTGCGGCACTGCACGGATCTTCCCGCAGATTTGGGCGACGTCCTGCCGGTCAATCAGATTCAGCGGGCGGGCGGGGGCGACGACAGCTTTCGCCTGGACCGCGCCCTGGTCAGCTTTGACAGCTACGGCGCCACGCGCGAGGCGGCATCGGCCCTGGCGCGACAGACCCGGCATCAGCTTGTGACGGTCCTGCCGGGAGTGAAGACAACGGCCGCTGTGTTCGGGCGCGTATCGACGGTGTCGGCCCCCGCGTGGCGACCGTATGAGAATCCGTCCCTGCGCCGCATGGGCGCCACCTATGAGATCTACTTCCACCCGGTCTCCTGACCGGCCTAGGGCCCGCGCCGGACCCTGTTTCCCTGACCCCGCCGCCGTGCGGGGTTTTCGCATGTCTGGAGACCCTTCATGGTCAACATCACCCGCGCGGCGGATCTCACCATCATCGGAACGACGGGCGGCGGTTGGGTGTCGGATATCGGCACGTCCGCTCCCGCTTCGCCGCTGGTTCAGCCGGTGTCCCCGTGGGCGCCGCTGGGCTGTATCAGCGACGACGGCCTCACCTACGGCTTCGACGAGGACAGTCAGGCATTCACGCCCTGGGGCCTCACCAGCCCGATCAGGACCACGATCACCAAGTCGATCCGCACGTTCAAGGTGACGCTGTGGGAGACGGCGCGTGTCGCCGTCCAGTCGGTCATGTACCGGATCCCGCAGGGGGATCTCGCCCCCGACAGCGGTTCCGGTCTCACCTCGTTCGCTGAGACCGCCACCCCCACCCCGGATCGTCGCTGCTGGTGGTTCGCCGTGTTCGACGGCGACACCTCGCGCGGCTTCTACGTCCCCCAGGGCGAGATCTCCGACCGCAGTGACGTCAGCTTCAAGCAGGCCGAAATGTCCGGCTACGAGATCACCATCACTGCCTACCCGGACGATGCGGGAAACACGGTCTACCACACGGACAAGGTGCCGGTGACGCCCGCATACAGCGGGTCCTGAGACGGGTGGACGGGCCGCACTGCTGGCGCGGGCCCGGCCCGTCCACCTTCAAACCCTGCCCGCGCCCTGAATGAACGGAGGCCCGCGCCGTGGCCAACACGCGTACCACTGCAAGCACTAGCCGGAAGCCCCACACACCCCGCGCCGCAGCCCGACCCGCCACCCGTCAGGTCGCCGAACCGGAGTCAGACGAGGGGGAAGTCGGCGCCGCCGACGCCCAGGAGATCGAGGCGGAGGAGGGCCACTACGTCACCGCCGAACTGTGCGGCGAGGACGTGCAGATCGTCCCGGCGTCCGCATGGCGGTCGTCGTGGCAGCGCATGCTCCAGCAGGGGAACTTCGACGGGTTCGCCGAGAAGGTCTTCCACCCCGACGACTACGAGCGGTACATCGACCTGGACCCGACGATCACCGAGTTCATGGAGTTCACGCAGGAGGCTGCGAGGCGTATCGGCGAGGACCCGGGAAAATCCAGTGGACCCGCTCCGTCGTCGAGGCGCACGCGGAGGCGGTAGAAGCCGACCTGTTCCGCTACTACCAGGGCGTCGACCTCCTCAACGTGCACCGAGGCCTGATGTCGTGGCGGCGCCTGCGGGTCCTCATCCAGCACCTGCCGCCCGAATCCGCCACCTGGACCGCACTCCGCAACGCCCTGTCCGATGAGGAACTCGCCGAACAGGGCGACAAGGGAGAGCCGGAGAAGGGCCGCTGGTCGCAGCAGGAACAGCTCATAGCGGCCCTCATCGATGCCACGCGCCGCGTCGAATACGTGCTGACCTGCGCGAACACCGAAAAGAAGTCGCAGCGCCCGGACCCGCCCAAGCCCGTGCCCCGGCCGGGGGCAAAGCCGTTGCGGCCGAAGGCGAAGCTCAGCGAGAACTCCGCGAACGTCCTCTTCCAGCTGATCAACGGGGGCGCCGCATAGCGCCGGGAGGAGGCTCCCGGTGGCCATCAGTGTCGGTTCCGTCGAAGTCGATGTCCTACCCAACGCGTCGGGCATCCAGCGACGGCTGCAGCAGGCACTGGTGCCGGCCGCGAACACGGTCGGCGACGAGGTCGGCCGCGTTCTGGGCCGCTACATCGCGGCGGGGGCCGCCCAGGGCTTGGTGGACGGCATCACGCGCGGTGGCCGTCAGGCTCAGGCACCGGCGGCCCGTCAGGGCGAGTCGACAGGCTCGACGTTCGCCCGCGCGTTCAAGACCCGTCTCGAAGCGGCGCTTCGGACCCTGCCCGAAGTCCGGCTGAGCGCAAACAGCACGGATGCCGAGCGGGAGATCTACAACCTGCGGGCGCAGATGGAGGCGCTCCGGGACGTCCGCATCGGCATCGACATCTCGTCGGCTGACGCAACCGCCATCATCGACCGGCTGCAGGAGCGGCTGACGCGCCTGTCGACGGAGAGCCCGAACGTCCAGGTCCGGGTCGATGCGGGCGCCGCATCCGCCCAACTGGCCGCGTTCCAGGGCGAGGTGAACCGGCTCGACGGCCAGCATGCGGACGTTCACATCGACGCCGACACCGATGCGGCGACCGCCGGCATGAACAACCTGGTCTTCGCGGCGATCGCGCTCGGGCCGGCGATCCTGCCGGTCCTGCCGGTGATTGCTGCCGGCCTGGGTGCGGTCGCCGCTGCCGCGACGGCCGCTGGAGCCGGTATCGGCGGCATCGCCTTGGTGGCGATTCCTGCGTTTCATCAGATCGCGACGGTGCTGCAGGCGCAGAAGGCTGCCCAGCAGGCGTCGACTGACGCCACCTACAAGGGTGCCCAGGCGTCATCGTCTGGTGCGTCGAAGGCTCTGCAGATGGCCGGCGCCCAGCAGGCGTTGGCGACCGCGGAGCGCACTGGGGCGCAGCAGATCGCCGCTGCCCAGCAGCAGGTGAAGACCGCCAAGCAGGGTGTCGCGGACGCGATCACGCAGGCGGCGCAGCGCACGAAGCAGGCCGAGCAGCAGGTCGAGCAGGCCGAAACGTCGCTGGCTCAGGCGCAGAAGGACGCGAAACAGGCTCAGTTGGATCTGGTGGCTGCTCGTCAGGAGGCGACGCGTCAGCTCCAGGACATGAACAACCAGCTCGTCGACAGTCGCCTGTCGGAGCGGGATGCCGCCTTGCAGGTGCAGGAGGCGCAGCAGAACCTCAATGCGGTCAACGCTGCCGGGTCGAAGGCGACCGCGCTGCAGCGGGCCCAGGCCCGGCTGCAGTACGACGAGGCCGTCCAGCATCTGAAGGAACAGCAGACCGCGACGAAGCGGCAGGCCACAGACACGGCCGCCGCGAACAAGGCGGGCGTCAAGGGCTCCCAGACGTACACGTCAGCGCAGGACAAGCTGACGAAGGCCCAGCAGAACGTGGCCGCGCAGACGAGGGCACTGAAAGACGCCCAGGCCAACCAGGCGCAGGTAGCAGTCCAGAACGCCCGATCGATCGCGTCGGCGCAGCAGAAGGTCGCGGACGCCGAGCGCAATGTGGCGACCGCCCAGCAGAACGCCGCCGACTCGATCGCTTCGGCCCAGCGCCAGATTGCCTCCGCGTCGCAGTCGGCGGCCGGGGGCGTCGATCAGGCTGCCACGGCGCAGGCCAAGTACCAGGCGGCGCTGGCGAAGCTGACGCCGTCGGCGCGGGCCACCCTCAACGCGTTCCTCGACCTGCGGACGGCGTTCGGCGACTGGTCGCGATCGCTGCAGCCTGCGGTGATGCCCCTCTTCACGCGGGCGCTGGTGTCACTGAAGAATGCCCTGCCGTCGCTGACTCTGTTTGTGACCGAGGCGGCCACCGCGATCGGCATGCTGCAGGACAAGGCGTCGGCGCAGGTGAAGACGCCGTTCTGGCAGGGCTTCAAGAAGGATCTGCAGGGCTCCGTGAAGCCCGCGATCGTCGGCCTGGGCGTCGCATTCGGCAACGTCATCACCGGCATGGCGGGGATCATCGATGCCTTCCTGCCGCACATGGGGTCGATCTCCGTCACACTGCAGCGGATCACCGGCAAGTTCGCCAGCTGGGGCAAGAGCCTGAAGGGGTCACCGGAGTTCGAGCGG